ACAGAATCTCTGTGATACTGTGGGACAAGACTTGCTTCCTCACAGAAATACATAGTCCTTTTGGAAATGTATGTATCAAGGTCTGAGACCTTGAAATCCAGTTGCTCAAGCGACTGGGTGTAACGGGATAACCGTGCACGATCGTTGTCCAACGCAACGATATCGTCCCCAACTTGGGAACTCACCACGGGATTGATCCCGCGGCGGACGTAATCCTGAGCCAAACTCAGGATTACCTTGGTCATGGGATCTCCCATGAACCATCCTCGTTTCTTAACAGCAACGAGGGAGACGGTAAAGGGGTCTTCTGAACCCTCTACAAATGTCTCTTTATCGTGAATTGACACGATGTATCTCTCACCTACGTAGAGAGATTTAGCCAGTACGGCCAGTGCAGTGGGAAAACCCGCTACATTCGCTGATTTAACAATCAGTGATTGCCAGATTTGTCTGGCGACTGTAGGGTTACCATGATCGGTAGCCTCAGATAGGTCTGAGCTATAGGCCCAGACGTCCCCTCCTGAGAGGAGCTCACCCCATACGGGGTTCTGAGGATGTAAATCCTCGGTTAGGAAGTTCCATAAATGGCGACTTCCAACAAGGCCAGAACGTAAGTTCCTGGTCTTAATTAGCTTCTGCCATAAATGGCCGAAGACGTACATGATTACCATGTACGCAAAGGAACAGACCGTAATGACCCGTGCCTTTGCAGGTTCACGCACAACATGTGCGCGGACGGAACGAGTCAAAATTGGCTCGTGTAGGGCAGTTTGGATTGCCCATGACAGCAGGTCTTCTGCTGTGCGTACAGGAACCGCATGTGGTTCCTCATCCATAAAAGTTTCCTCTTCAAAATAGAAGGGACTTGTGGATAATAGATCGGGCCAAGCCCGAATTGGAGAACTTTCCATATTCTCCTCCAGCTGAGCTTTAATCTCAGCGAATTTGGGTCCAAAACAACCTTCACGGTGTTGGTGCCCATCTGTGTCCTCAGGCCACAGATACTCACAGAGCCATCCGTCTGCGAGTAATTGATACAACTGTTCCCAGTTGCATTTCCTCACCCTTCGGGTGCGGAGAACCTGTCTTGTGACAGGTGTTGGCTCAAGAGTCTCGAAATTATATCGGACCTTGAGACATGGACGGGAGCATAGCTCTCGTAGAAGCCCAGTTTGGCCTTCAGACTGTCTCGTACTTTCGAGGCAAGCCGTAGGACCACAGGACACCTTCGCAGGTGCACCTCGTGTGTCATGCGCAAAACCTACTGTATCAAGCAGTCGTTGGGGGTCCATTTGGACCTCGTGATATTCCTCTGAGATAGTCTCGAGGAACTTCTTCATGGCGATATCTGCCATGGTTGTGTCGGCTAGACCGACGTTTCTGGTCTGACTCATAATGAGTAGACGCTGGTACCTGAGGTTATCCTCAAGTCCGGGTTCCTCAACAAATTTGCTGAGGATTGCAGGTATACAACCAAGTGATCTGCATGTGGGGAGGCGCGGTACCGACCCTGGGTTGGAAAGCGCAAAGACCTTCCGACATTGCTTCTTCCATGACTTATAGTCTGAAAGGAATTTAGAATTGTTATTAGCACAATTCTCTAGGACACATTTTGTAATCCTATCAACGTTGTGGTACACAACGGATTCATC